TATTTTTGCTGTGTCAGTATCAATACCAGCTTCATTTGCAAGAAATTGTAGTTCTACGCCATTTTCAGGGAAATGTAAATTTTCCAATGCTTTTTCCACTGAAACAATTATTAGGTTTTTTATTTCCTCATCAGTCAATTCAGGTCCCATAATTCCTCCCTTATCTTCTATATAATATCCATAATTATCAGAATTAATCAATATGTCAATTAAAAAGGGGGAAGTCTCCCCCACGCTCCAAAGCCTGGGGCTTTTTCGCTACCCCCTCAGCGGGGGATACCCCCGCAACACCCCCAAGAAATAATAAGGATAAAAATTGCTACGCAATTTTTATCAAATCATTAACCCCCGTAATTTCGCACATCAGTTTCAAGTAACGGCTCATTTATTCCATATTGTTAAATTGTACCCCTGTCCGCAAGCCCACTGTATTATCATCCGAGATTTTCCAGTTTACAAAGTCAGTCATTAGCGGTGAAGGGGGAAGTAAGCGGTCGGCACTTTGAAAGTTGCGAGGCAAAACGTGCGCCCCGTTGTCCGCAATATTATAAAAGGTTACGCCGCAGTTTTCCCGCTATGCGCCGCCTTTTTCGGTCGGTGCGGCTATGAAATTTTCCTGATTGTGTCAGGTTTCCTCCCCGGTCTGTCTGTCAACAAATATAATTTTTACATCACAGCCCAAAACGTCCCCAATCTCCCGCAGGTCTTGTTCCGAAAAATTGTCCCGCTTCATTTTTTGGTTAAAATTGGCCGGGGTGGTATTCAATCGGCGGGCTAGTTCCGCTTCTGTTATATTGTCTTTCTTTACCAGCAATATCCGGATTTTTTGCGTCATACCCATACCATTAAATTATTCTGTTTTCTTTATTCTGTCAAGAAATAATAAAAGAATATTACTTTTTTACTTGACATATTTAATAAATTACTATATAATATCAATATATAACTTTATCAGCAAGGCATTTTTGCCTTGCCCCTCTTGGCCGTATGGCCGGGCGTAAAACATAGGCACTACAAAACATAGCCTTATCCCTTGCGGGGTGTTTTATGTCTGGTTCTTCCAAACGCCGCTATTACAAGGTTTTTCATCAGTTTGTCCCCTTTCCCTCTTGTGTCCGGGTGTTTTCCCATTTTTACCCCATCACCGCAGAAAAAAAGCCCTCGCCCACCGTCCGCACGTTAGGCGACATTGTTTCAGTTTTCCAGTACACCACCACCGCGGAAGAAGCCGCCGCCCTCATGTCCTCTATGTTCCAGTATGCAAAAAATAAGGCGTTTTTGTCATTGCCCCAAAAGCCCGCTTTTAATGGCGGTCAACAGTTTTTGTTTTAGGATTTTTCCCCGGTCTTGGCTATCGGGGTATTTTGTTTTTAGGAGTGTGTTATATGGAAAAAATCAATTACAAGCATATTTGTGTTGGTTTTTACCCCGATGGCAGTTTCTCGTTGTCTTATGTATCCAATAACAAAAAATTTTTCAAAAGACGTTATATGGGGTATACATTGCGGGAAGCGTTTAACCTTTTCAAAAAATATGTGTATCAGGAGGCTATCAATGAATAGTGCTAATAGTCGGCGTATGTATTCGCCGCAATTATCGGATATGGCCTCAATTTCGGTCAGGCGTTTTGCATGGGCTATTGGTGAAAAAATGCCAGCGACAGTTGATCTAATGGTAAAGCTACTACCCACCATTGTCAACTCGTCAAAAGTTTGCTTGTTGTGTCAGGACAAGGGCAAATGCCAAAGTTGCATTTTTAACAAGCAAATAGACCCGGAAGAATTTACCGCCCTTGAAGCGGTTATATAGGAGTTTTGACCATGAATTATTTTGAACACTACCAATCGATAGAAGAAGCAAAAAAACGCTACCGGGAATTACTTATGCAGTACCACCCCGACCACGCAGGGCAGGAAGGCGAAGCCGCCACCAAAGAAATCATAGCGCAGTTTAACGCCTTTCTAAACGGTTTTATGTCCCATTCCTTTAATTCCTATTACGAGGATAAAGAATGGAAACCCGGACCCGAAACGGTTACGCCATTTCAGGACATCCTGAAAAAAATCATCAACTTTGACTGTGAAATCGAAATCATAGGCTATTGGATTTACTGTTTCAAATCCTATGAAGTCAGGGAACAGCTAAAAGAGTTGGGCTTTTGGTTTACGAGCAAACACAAAGCCTGGGTTTATTCCGGCAAGGCAAAAAGGAACATACCCGGAAAAGAAACCATAGACGAACTAAGAGCCAGAAAAGGAAGCCAGAAAATTCAAAAGGAGGAAAAGGAACAGGAAAAAGAAAAATACCCGCTTAAAGTAGCGGTCTAGTCTCAACAGCCCCGGCGTATGCCGGGGCAATTTCAAGAAAGGAGAAATCAAAATGGAAACCTTGAAAACAATCCCCGCCGCAGTAGCCGCCCTCATTCCGGCGGATCAACTTGCAATCACGAAAAGAAAATTGAAGGAATTTTCCGGAGCAATACAACAGTTAGCAGACGCACTGGGAAAATGCCCGAAAATCGGCGAGACAGGCAACATGAAGGAACACCCCCTAATTTTTCATTACTTCACTGGTGGAAATGATATTTTTATCTGTGAATACGACCGGGATGATCTAATGTATGGCTATGGCATTCTTAACGGAGATTTACCCAATTCGGAATGGGGTTATTTCAGCCTTTCGGCATTGAAAAAAATCAGCCATTATAACATCGAGTATTTTTCCGATGAAAAAAGCATTGAAGCCGCCCTTCATACGGCATACCCCAAATATTACAAAAATCCGCAATCAATGGGTAATTGGCTGGATGACGATGAACAAGTCAAAAACTACATGGTAGATAATTGGGATTTATACGAAGGGGAGGGGCTTGAACAAGCCTTCAAAAAATGGAAAGCACTTCCCAAAGAACAACGAACGGAAAAAGAACTAGAGCATATTTGCAAAACCACCGGACAGGTTGATATTGAAAAAAACGACCTGCCGGAATGGTTGCCAGTAGTCTAAAAAACCTTCCGGAGTACCCGCCCCGGCCTTGCGCCGGGGTATATAACTTTAAGGAGTTTTTATGTTCAAGCCAGTTTTTGAAGGCGATAAATTTTCCTATTTCCACGAAAAGGAAACGGATCAATATATGCTCTATTGGCCTAAATATGATATGAGCATTTTTCTTAAAGACGATGACGCTTCACTATTCAGACGGCAAATTGAGTTGATAGAAAACGAACCGAAAAAAGACGTAAAGGCGAGAATTGAAAAGACAATCAAAATACACTTTTATTTCAAATGCGCTTGCCCAATGCCGCAATTTGCAGAAGCGTAAAAAATGCCGCCCGGAGTACCAGCCAACCCCGGACGGCAAATTTCCGCCTCCACCAAATCAAAATAAATTAACCTTCCCTGACATCGGACAAGCCATAAATCTCGCCGATGTTTTTTTCAAAGACCAATAGCCGAAAATAATTAAGCCTTAGTTTTCAGAACAACCATGTGATTTTTCGGGATGACTAGAGCGAAAGCGTCCCGCTTGCGGAACCGCAGAGCCTTCGTTCCGAATTTCAGGCTCTCCATAGTTCCGTCAAACTTCTTTATCTCAATCCCCTTGCGGTTGCGATGGTTAATCCGCTGTGGATTGATGAACACCGCAAACGGCGTATTTGCCCCAATCTCGCTAAACTGTGGCATGATATGACATTCATGATAGGGGTACAAGTCAATCACCCCCGGCATTTTTTCCATCGGACGGCGGACAATAGGGTTTCCGTTTGCGTCCTTCAAATTCATCACATGATTAACAACAGTTTCATGGAGAAACCATTTACAATCCTTGCGTTCCTCGGCGGGTACTTTCAGAACCGCGTCCCTAAAATCTTCCCATGTCAGGTCATTGACGGTACTGCCCTTGATAGGGACATTGATTGCCCTGTTCGTTGACAAAGCCCCCGTAAAAGGCGCGTTATTCGCAACAAGGCATTGTTTATCAAATTCACGGGCATAGGAACCGATAAACTTTTTCACAAACAGTTTCCCCAAGTCAAGAAAACTGTCCTCCTCAAATTCATCGTAAAAGCGCACATATCCGGCGCAGGTCAGGGCTTTCAGTTCAACATTCTCGATTTTCGGCTGTTCAACCTCGGCGATTTCATCCCCGTAGGCGGTCAGCCATTCAAGGTTTACATCAACCTGTTCTTCGACCGGGACGATAACAGAAGCGGTAGTCATAGGGGTACTATCCACGAGGGACATCATCACGCTTTTTTTCTCGGCGATAGCGACAAGCTCATTTTCAAAAGCCTGGTGAATAAGGAATTGATCAGAAGTGGACATATCCCCCATAGGATCGCCAGCCGCCGCCCGTTGCGCCATCCAGCCCTTACCCAGCACCCAACTAACGTCTTTGGGATTAGTCCAGTTTACCGAGCCGGAATTCGGCGTAAAACCCATTTCCGCCAAAACCGCATTATTTCCCCTGTGCGTGGCGGCGATACCGCGCCCCAATTTGTAAAACAATTCTTTCTGTGTCAGTTCCTTGGGGTAAGCGGCCTGATTTTTCAGTTCGTCCCGCAAAGCCTTGACCGTTTCTTCCAGCGCGACAATTTGTGCCGTTTGGCTTGAAGTAACGGTCTCAAGGGTTTTCGCCATTTCCTCAAGAAGTATTTCCTTGTCCTTAAAATACTCCGCCGCCTTTGCCGGGTCCGTAAACCCGGTACTTTCAATTTTTTTCATCTCGGCTAATCGCTGTTTGATTGCCTTCAACAGTTCATCCATACTACGCTCCCTCAAAATTATTTATTAGACCACTCCAAAAAGCGGGGTGGTTTAATTCCCGTGTCGTTTCCGTTTTCGCCGCTTCAATATTTTTTGCAAGAGCGAAAGGATTAGCCGGAACATTGCAGACGCTGAATTCTAAAAGTTCCTGCTTGCGGAAAATTAAAGATGTTCCGTCCTTAGCGGTTTCCNTGTCAGGAATTTCAATCTCGATGACACGGAACCCGACCGAACCNGCGCGGATAACTCCCGCCTTTACCCTCTGCCCGACAGACCACCCGAAAACGTCAAAACTCTTATCATTGAANAACACAAACCCGTGAAGCCCCTCATTATCTATGGTTAGCCCCTCGATTTTCCCAATAGCGGGAATNAGATAGTTATGCGACCACTCGACAACCGGATTATCCATAAACCGCTTGAAGTCCCATCCAGCCGGATCAATCTTTTCACCAAAGCGGTCTAAGTCATAAGTAGATAACGTCCACGGAAAACCCTGCCCCGCTTCAATGTCAGCAGAAAGGCAGAAGGGTACAGCAGCGATAAGTTCCACATCACCCGCCACCTTTTGAAGCCCCGCCGCTTCTTTCCCTACTCCCAAAAAATCAAGCAACACCGAAGCATTACCAACCCGGAATTCCCCACCCTTAGTTCTGATAATCATAATAATCCCCCTCTCTTATCTTTTAACTTTTCCCTTTTACCTTGTTTGGGTGGTTTCGGGCTTAATACATAATTACGCCCGTAAAAGTTTAGTTCGTCCTCATTGACCAACTTCAAACAATCCGCAACCCTGATTAACTCGTTTTCATTCCGCACACTGAATTTGTTGTACATTTCCCTTTTATGAAAATTGACAGTCCTTAAACTAATACCCATTTCATCGGCAATCTCTTGCCCCGCAAATCCGTTGCGGACAAACCGCAACACTTCCAATTCCCTTTCCGTAATTTCAGTTGCCGGACGTGGCAATTCATTGCGGATTTCCATTCGCTCCTGTACCGAAGCGGAAACAAAACTTTCACCTTTTTTCACAAAATCAAGCCCCTCATAAAATTGCTCAAGACCGTCTAAAACGGTAATAAATGATTTCGCGCCGTTGATAATAAACGCCATAGCACGGTCAGCAGGATAAGGGACAAGGGAAACAGAAACAGCCGCAATGTTAAGGCCCTTGAACCGCCGCAGTAATTCGCTCATCATNTACGGCGTAGCAGACTTGTAAAATTCCGCACCCAATATTACAAGCCGTGGTTTTAATTCGTTGATAAGCATATTCAACCCGTCCTTTTCCACCCCGGTAACGGTAACATCAGCAAAGTCCAATTCATCAAACCGCTTCTTGAAGTATGGAAACAGATTGATTGCACGGCTAACCACCAACGTACCCCCCGCCATAATTAACCCTCGCNATTGTTACCGTTAGTCGCAATCATATTCTTGGGACGATACCACACATCGCCCCAGGGCTTAGGCTCTTTTCCGCGCTCTCTCAAAACATCGTTAATTGTTTTTATTCCGGCGTTTACCTCCGCTATATCTCTTTTGCTTTGTGAATCTTCGTTTTCGGCAAGTTCGGGAATATCCCATAAATCAAAACGCCCGGCCTCTTTTAGTCCGAAGCGCATAAAAAACTGGCTTTCAAGTATTTGCTCAAATTGCCGGAGAAGCGGGATCAAAGTATATTGCCAAAATGCGCTATGTTGCTCTTTAGTATCCTTGCCGCTTAATGCCGTTGACTTATCGGAAATGTTAGCCACTCTCGGCGGTATTCCAAACTTGGCAAGAATGGTATACAAGTTCCACCTTTTTAATTCAAACAATTTAATTACATCGGGATTGAATGAAAGAGCCTCAAAACTTGTACCTTTACCCAAAACCGCAATTTTGCGCCCCGCCTTTACCTGTCCGTATTTGCTCTCCCATCGGCGTTCTATCGCGTCGGCTTCTTCTGGGCGTAATGTTTGGTCGGTTTTTAACAAGCCCTGCGGAATAGCATTGTTTTTTAATAATGTTGAATTGGCTTTGTTGGAAAAATAATCTTGCTCTAGCTCAAGGGCTAAAGAGACAAGAGGATTAACCCCACGTAACGGGTTCCAGGGGTTCCAGTCTTTGAAGTGAATTATTTCGTCAGAAAATATCGGTACTAATTCAGATCCGGTATTATAGAACCAACGCCGCTTTTTATTTGCGAATTTATTTTGCACATCCAACCCCTCTCCCTCAAGTTGGAGTTTGCGGGGATTGAGTATATGCAGTTGCTTAGGAAGCCCGCCGCCGTAATCCGGCCCGAACCACCAAAAAGCCTCGCCCTCGGTAAACCACCAGGCAGACGTTTCCTTCCACAGATCATAACGGCTGAGGAA